CAAAGCTACATTCATATTCTTGGTCGTATTGGTCTTGGCTTAATTGTGATTGCGCCGCTTGCAATTCCGAGTCGGGCAATAGCTTAGAAACCGAGGCGGGTAGTCGCAATAGAAACCAATCCGGCACTACTTGACTTACCTTGTAAATGTCATGGAATTGGTTTTTGCCCTTTGGCGTACCACCAAACACCGCCCAACCTAACCGGTCTGATAGCGTTGGACGTATAACATTACCCCACACGCTAGGCTTAAAGTCGCCGTATTCATCAAGGTACACGCCGTTAAATCCCATACCACGCATGGCATCGGCATTGTCCGAGCCAAATAGCATGATCTTTGCGCCGTTTATTAACTCCACCGATAAGTCGGATTCGTTTGTGGCTTTAGTCACCGGTGCGGCGTAATACTTAAGGTAATCCCACGCTACTCGTTTAGCCTGGCTACGGAATGGTGCGATGTATGCGTACTGGGCTGATCGATTGCCCTCGGTGATAGCTCGCTTGATCAAATCGTTGATAGCCGCTACGGTCTTACCCGCCCTACGGTGGGCAACCAAACAAGACCATCGCTCACTCCTATTGTGGAATGGCATAAATGCCGCCCTTGGGCTATAGGGCAAGATTACTTCACGCCGCCCCATGTCACCACCATTTCTACCGGCCCGTCATCCTTGCCGGTGATCTCCGTTCTAGCCAACTTGGGTACATGGTACTCAACCACGCTTTGAAATAGCTCAAAGGCTTTAGCGGGGTTGGGTTTGATGTCATGCTCGGGAACGCCCATAGCGACCTCATCAAGCCATTGTGCGAGTCGGTGGGCATTACCATCCACAAACATTGCTATCGCCTCTCTAGCTTGCGCTGTGACCTTGTTAGGCGTACCTACAATGCGACCACCCGCTTTCTTTCTAGTTTTAACTACTTTAGTTTCAGTATTCATAATAAAGTATTATTTAGGCTTTGTTTGGTAATTAGGCATCGACCACCTCTTTCATTTTGATCAGGCCATTCATCATACGGCTTTTAGTGTTAAACCATTGCTTGCTAAAGTCGCAATTTTGGTAATGATCAAACTCGGGGATGCCTAGCGTGTAATGGGCAATCTTGGCGTTTTTGTTCTCTTGTTCGCCAACTAGCACATTCCACTCTTTCGGTAGCTCACCGATAAGGGAATCCGGTAACCAATTGAATCGGTGAAGCTCCGCACCCGAGTGATCGTCCACAAATTCGGGTGTCAATACCTTGTTTCTTAAGTGATCGCAATTCCAAAGTATTAAACTTGACCAATTCTTTCGGGGGTAGTCCCGATTCGCCGATTCCATCGGTGTGCCAATGTATTTCTTTAGGTGCTTCGTTTGATATTCATGCTTAACCACTTGCACCGCCTTGGTCGGGTCAAATAGCTTGCTCAAATCGTTTATGTTTGCCAGCATCAACATATCACTAGCATCCAAGAATATTGCCCTACCTGTGAAGTTTGTAAAGTAGGGGACTAAGAAGCGTTGATAAGTAAATGCGTTTGTGCCGTCCCGTTGTGTGCCGTACAACGGCGTTATAGCTACCGGCTCGCTAGTGCGCTCAATCAAGCTTTGGCAAAACACATGGTAACCAACGGCTTCCCGAGGGTCGTAACCGGCAAATATCCTAATCATTTAAATGACAATAGATAAATTGTGCTATCAACCAATGCGGCTATCTCATCCACAATATTTTGCAATTGCGTGTCATCAGGCAAAGAATCACGGTTTTTATAAACGTAATCTTTGATGCTTGTCAAGTATTTGACGGGGTCTTTGGCGTTGTGAAAATTCTCGGGAAAATCCTTGATCTTCTCGTAGCAACCCGAATAAGCCTCGGCGTAGTTGTCGGCTAAGTCAACAATGGCGGGGTAGTATTTACCTAAAGCCTTATGCACGGCATATGAATCGGTGCTCAAGTGCATAAAGTGCGTCACGGTGCTGCTATGGAACAACGTGGAGATAAAATCGGCAACGTCTTTTTTCATGTTTACCCTAAAAAAAGCAGGGGTCAATGCCCCTGCAAATGAGACAACTGCACATCCATTGTAAACGCTGGAATAGGTACGTCAATGGGCCAAGCGCCTTGTATGTAAAGTTTTTTTACCGTTGCCATGTGCGCTCGTTGCCACTTTTCTTGCCGTTCTTCTCGGCTTAACTCTTTGCCTTGGTCAATCTCATAATGGCATTTAAGGCACAAAGCCGCTACCAAGTTGTCATCGGCTTTAACCCCTTTACCCTTACCGCCACCCCAATTGGTATGTGCCGCTTGCACCATGTTCCCCGACCCGCAAGCTTGGCAATCAAGTCCCGCCACTAGCTTTAGTAGCTTTTTGCTTCTTATGTATTGGTGTTTTTGAAACAATTATTGTCTCCAGGGTTGTGAATCTATGTTGATTAGCGCACTCTAAGCGCCTACGCCGTGTGTTTCCCGTTGAAATTCTTGTTTCTTTAACGATTGTCCAAGTCCCACATTCGGGGCATTTCATTGGTGCGCTTTATCTTGCATACGATTGGTGGCTTCCCGTGTGCGCCAAATCTCTATGTCAAGCCTAGCCGCTTCAATTTCCCATTTAAGAGTTTCTTCTTTTTCAATTGCCGCCGCCAATCCCCTTAACAACTTGGCATAAATGGGGTCGGCATAAGCTTCCCTTTCTTGTGCGTTTGCCGCTTCAAAACCCATTTCCAAGGCATCACGCATTAACAAAGCTTTTTGGCTTTTGCGAAATTCCTCAAGGTAAACCCTTTGGGCTTTAGCCTCGCCGTAAGTTGGCGCTTTGTCTCGGATGGCTTGCGCCGCTTCTTCGGGTTTCACTTTAATACTCCAATCATGCGTAAAGCCGCATCAGGGCTATCAATCCTTGCCAATGTACTTCCGCCCCAATTTTCAAAAAAATCGGCTTGTAGGCTTGTTAAACGCTTTTTAGCGCCCGTTTTAATCTCCACCAAGAACGTGTGACCCTTGTAGCCAACCAAAAGGTCAACGGGTAAGCTAATGATCCAAACGTAAGCGCCGGCGGCTCGTAAGGCAACAACAATTTGGTCTTGGTTTGCATCCACTCTTTTAGCGTGTCTCATTCATTCGCTTTCTAAGGTCAACGGCGGCGGCTAATCCACGCCGTTTTTCGATGTCCAAGTAAACCCGTGACCACCATGCCAATGCTTGGATTTTCCCAAGGTCTTTCGTTTTCTTGCGGTATCTCGCCACCCACTCCCGTGCTTCCATCGTTTTCAATATCTCCCGTAACTCTAAGCGCTCTTGTAATGTCAACGTACCCAAATTCACCGGTTTCCTTGTGTTTGTCCAAAATTTGATTTGCATTTATTTTGTCCATCAAAACACCTCCTCATCATCTTGCCAATGTTTTACGGGGTTTGAATTTTTTAAAACTTCTTTCAAATCGGGCGCTTTATAGTCTTGTTTTTCCCATTGGTGCTTTGAACACTTGGGTTTTTCGCCCTCCATGTGTACCGACCAACGATTTCGGCAACCATGCACCGAGCACATAAGCCTTTGATTGTCATCAAACGCATCATCTTTTTGTTGGGTGAACTTAGTGATTGCCATGATATTTTCCCTCTACGATTTTTGCAAAATTGCTTGGCTTGATAAGCCACTCTAAGTCGGCAACAAAAGCCCGACCATCTTTGCCGTTGACCCTACCGGTCAAAAATCTTGATTTGCCAACGGATTGAAAAAAGTCGGCCCACCAATTAAGCACATTGACCGCTTCAATGGCTTTTTCTTGGGCAAGCTCGGAAGCCACCTCACGCCATCTTTGTCGCAAATAACCGGCTCGGGTTTCATTCCAAACCTCTACCCTACGCATTGTGGGCAAGTTTTGGTGGTATAGCTCAATCACGGCTTTGTGATCGCATTCGGGTAATTTCTTAATTGGCGTTAAATCAAGTTCACCGTTAGGTGGACATATATATGTATCTGTCTGGTTACTGGTTACTGGTTTCTGGTTAGGGTTTTGTTTGGAAACCACTTGGGTTTCCATTGGGTTAGATTTGGGTCTACCTCCAAGCTTGCCAACCTCCCGATTTCGTTCAACTTTTGCCTGATATGCCGCAATTGTTTCATCGCATCTTTTATGAAACCAAAAATCATGTTCTTCGTTG